ATGAGCCTGACTACGCCGAAACTATGGAACTTGTCAGCGCCTACATCAAAGGCACAGACATAGACATTGGTCACTTGCTCTTGCAGGGCCTTGTTGACCACATTACAACCACCGCACTTGAGGACTACAAAAATGACGATCTCTGAACTGGCAACCCTGCTACGCAAGGCCAAGCAAGCCGAAACCGAAGCCAAGGCCGAGCGCCTACGCATTGAGGGCTTGATTGAAGAACAATTCGCCAAACCCCAATCTGGCGAAGGAGTCCACAAGGATGAAGAGTTCACCATCACTTGGAAGCTCACCCGCACAGTGGACACAGATCGTTTATCTGCTGATTTTGACGATCTGCCAGACAACGCCCAAAGAGCATTTCGTTGGAAGGCCGAGGTCAACTTAGCTTACCTTCGCTCCCTCTCAGAAATTGACCCTGCCGCCTACAACAAGGCAGCAGTGTTCGTAACTAGCAAACCCGCAAAACCATCCATTGAACTGAAAGACTAATATGGCCTTCGATCTCTCATCCATCTCCAAAACCAAACGTGTACGCTCACCCAAGATTGTTGTGGTAGGCCAAGGCAAGATTGGCAAGACCACCTTTGCTGCCATGTCGCCCAACGCCATTGGCATCCTGACTGAAGACGGCGCTGATGCGGTAGACGCAAACGCCTTCCCACTGGCTTCTAGCTTGGTGGAAGTGTATGCCGCCATCGACACCTTAATTAACAAAGACCATGACTTTCAGACCTTGTTTATTGACAGTCTGGATTGGCTCGAACCCATGATCCAAGAGTATGTGTGCAAGCAGAATAATTGGAAGAACATTGAAGCACCAGGCTTTGGTAAGGGCTACGTTGCCGCCGCCGAGGAATGGCGTAACCTTCTGTCTGGCTTAGAAGTCCTGCGCTCTGCCAAGGGCATGGGCATCATCCTGATTGCTCACGACAAGATCAAGCGCATTGAAGACCCGCTGACCGAGGGCTATGACAGCCATGTCCTCAAACTGCACGACAAGGCCGCTGGCCTAGTCCAAGAGTGGGCAGATGTCATTGGCTACGCAGGCTACCGCATCTTCACAAGCAAGACAGATGCAGGGTTCTCTAAGAAAGAAACCAAGGCCACGACAACTGGTGAGCGCATCTTGCACGTTGAACCCCATCCGGCTCATTGCGGTGGTAACCGCTTTGGCCTTCAGAATATGCCGCTTGACTGGACGGCATTCCAAGCAGCGCTTACCCAAGCGCAATCTTGATCACCCCAGTTCGTAACTTAACTTTTTAGGAAATTTATCATGGCTCAGTTTAATTTTGACGCATCCCAAATTGCACCCCAAGCATCCACAGGCCCACTGCCTGCGGGTGTTTATCTGGCTCACATTGTTGAGTCTGATGTTCAGCCCTTGAAGTCTGGCAACGGCGAAGGCTTGAAACTTACCTTTGAAATCATCGATGGTCAGCTTAAAGGCCGCAAGGTTTGGGAAAATCTCAACATTCGCCACACCAGTGAAGACACTCAGCGCATTGCTCAGAGCCAACTCTCTGCGCTTTGCCATGCGGTGAACGTCATCAAGTTGATGGATACTGCTGCCCTGCACTTCAAGCCAGTTCGCATCAATGTGACTGTGCGCGAGGCAGTCGGGCAGTACAAGGCCAGTAACAACATCAAGGGCTATGAGGCCGCAGGTGGTGGCATCAGCGCACCAGCTACTGCACCAACTCCCGCGCCTGTGGCTACTATGGCTACTATGGCAGACACAGTTGCATGGCCTACCGCCGAGCAAGAAGCCGCCAAGTCTAAAGCACCTGCTTGGGCTAGAAAATAATGGCTTTACTTCCACAATCAGTTTCTGATCCTGTGGCTGATGCCATCTTTGCCTTCTACAAGGCAAAGTTTGGCTCAGAGTTACAACGCCCCTACCTTGGTGCGTCAAGCATTGGCAAGCCCTGCCTGCGCCAACATTGGTACTCTTTTCGGTGGTCTAAGCCTGCTCAGTTCTCTGGCAGGCTTTACCGAGTCTTTCAGTCTGGTCACTTGCAAGAGCCAAGGGTTTATGCAGACTTGGCAGCCATTGGTTGCACTGTCTACCAAATCAACCCCACCACGGGCAAGCAGTGGTCATTCACCGAACCCGCAACTGGTCACCACTTTCAGGGCAATGCTGACGGCATCATCACGGGCCTGCCGCAAGCGCCGAAGTCTCCGCACTTGTTGGAGATCAAGACCGCATCTGACAAGATGTTTAAAGATATGCAGAAAAATGGCGTAAAGAAGGCCAAGCCCGAACACTACGCGCAGATGCAAATATACATGAAGTGGTCACTTGATCAGTTTGGGGAAGATGGTTGCCAACGGGCGCTTTACTTTGTGGTGAACAAAGACAACGATGACATCTACACTGAGCGCCTAGAGTACAACAAGTGCGAGGCACAAGAACTGGTGAACAAGGCTATGGCTATTATCACCGCGCCCGAACCGCCAGTTGGAGTGTCTACCGATCCAACTTGGTTTGAGTGCAAGTTCTGCGACTACCAGGCGATCTGCCACGGCACAGATGTCCCCATGCCAACGTGCCGTTCATGCGTTCACGCCACGCCTGAATTGGGCGGCAATGCAGTTTGGTCATGCGCCTCACACAGCACAGTTTTGTCAGAAGGAATGCAGCGCAAGGGTTGCAATGATCACCGCTTTATTCCCATCTTGCTTGCCAAAACAGGCCATCCAGTTGACCTTGATCAAAATGATAATGTGGTTTACAAAATGGCAGATGGCAAACAGTTTATCAATGGCGATCCAGACAAAAACTTTGATCACATCAGTAGCGCAGAAATCCACGCCTGTGCAGACAAGACCGCCTTGGTGGACGAGTTTGCTTTGGATTTACGCAAACAACATAATGCAAGGTTCGTATGAACACCCCACCAATTGACAACATTACATTGCGTGACTTCTTTGCAGCATCTTTTGTGTCATCTGGTCATGTCTTTAAGGCAATCTCAGATGGCAATACACCAGAACTTGTTGCAGAACAAGCGTATTTGATGGCAGACGCAATGATTAAGGAGCGCAAACGTGATCCTGCGTGACTATCAGTCCCGCGCAGTTACAGACTTGTTTGCTTGGTGGACAAAGCATCAAGAGGATCACGACATCCCTCTTTTAGTGCTACCCACCGCCGCAGGCAAGTCTGTGATCTGCGCTGAAATTGTTCGCCAAATGTGGGATCAATGGCCTTTGTTTCACCCTCGCACTGTGGTGCTAGTGCCATCCAAGGAACTTGCCGAGCAGAACGCTGCCAAGCTTAGAGCCTTGCTTCCCCCAAACATCAGCGTTGGGTTTGTCAGCGCCAGCTTGGGAAAGAAGCAACACCAAGCAGATGTGATTGTTGCCACCATTGGAAGCATCCACAAGGCATCCCACCTGCTTGGCAACATCAAGGCTGTGGTGATCGATGAGGCTCATCTGGTGAGCCAGAAGGCAGGGGATGCAGGGATGTACCGCACCTTCTTGTCCAAGTTGGGTGAGTTGTGCGAGTTCAGGACTGTTGGCATGACCGCCACGCCTTTTAGGGGCAATGGCGTTTGGCTGACCGATGGGGATGAGCCATTGTTCACTGGCATTGCAAGCCGAGTGTCCATGCGTGAGTTGCTTGATGCCAAGTTTATTGCGCCACTGGTTCCACCAAGTGAGCGCATTGAGACTCGCATCGATGCCAGCCACGTTGGGATCTCTAACGGTGACTACAAAGTTGGCGAACTATCCCGCGAGGTTGAGAAATACCTAGCCAAAGTGGCCACAGAAGCCACCAGAATCGCCTTAGAGCGCAAGAAATGGATCGCCTTTACACCGAGTGTTGCTAACGCCGAAAGCCTGTCTGACAAGCTAAACGCGCTTGGCATTGTGAGCGCGGTTGTGTGCGGTGAAACACCCAAACAAGAGCGTGAAGACTTGATTCGCCAGTTTAAGAGCCACCAGATTCACTGCCTGGTTACCGTGCTGGCGCTTTCAGTTGGCTTTGACGTGCCAGACGTTGATTGCATTGTTTGGTGCAGGCCCACCAAGTCGCCGGTGCTTTATGTGCAGGGCATGGGCAGGGGCACACGCATTGCAGACGGCAAAGATGACTGCTTGGTGCTTGACTTTACCGACACAGTTGAGCGCCTTGGGCCAGTGGACACCATCCAAGGCAGGGCTAAGAAGAGGTCTGGCACTCAAGAAGCGCCCTACAGTATCTGCCCAGATTGCGGTGAACGCAATGCACCGACAGCTCTTGTCTGCATTCATTGCGGTGGTCAAATCCGAGAGGAAGAGGTTAAACCAATTGATGCAAGGGTTTCATTGGCAGCGCTCTTGTCGAATCAGGCAAGCATCTCAGAACTGATTTGGCACGATGTAACCCGAGTTGACTACGGCCTGCACCGAAAGGAAGGCAAACCTGACTCATTGAGAGTTGACTACTACGCTGGCCTGCTTCGGGTTGCGACTGAATGGGTTTGTTTTAGTCACATTGGCTATGCTAGGCAAAAGGCCGAGAACTGGTGGATGCGAAGGGAGAAGAAGTCTATGCCATCAGGCACACAAGAAGCGCTTACATGGATTTTGGTAAACAAAATTCAAGAACCAACTAGAATTTTGACCCGTAAAAATGGAAAATACACTGAGGTAAAACAACATGAATTTTATTGAACTAAGCGCCATCAAGAGACATTTGGACAGCCAAGTTAAACAGATTAACACCATCCAAGTCAATTGCCGACAATGTAACAACTTTCAGACAGGCATTTGCAAGCAGTATGGGGCAGCACCCCCACTAGAATGGATCACTGGCACAGTCGAGTGCGAACATTGGGAATGGGATCAAATCCCCTTTTAAGGAGACATCATGTTAGAAAAACCACCATATTCAAAGATCAGTTACCCATCTACGCCCACCAAAATGGGCAAAAATGGCGTTGTAGAGTTTAAATGGGAGTCAGGATCAGACGTTCAAACCCTCTGGCGCAAGCATGGTTGGACACCTCCTAGTGAGGGTATGCCACCCCCACCGCCCGAGCGTGTCATGGA